GTAAAAGTGATAGTGTATAATTCCTATAAACATAATTGTAGAACCTACCACATTCACTACAATTAATGACCAATCTTTCCACAGTATACCTACTATCAACCAACCTGTAATACCTACAAATTGAAAGTACATATTATATGGATATAGATTCATTGTGGTTGTCAATGCACCCAATATCAATACGATACTTGAAAACCATTTAATCCACCAATCTAGTCCAATAGATATTTCTTTTTGTACCACTCTTTAAACTCCGGGTCTTTATCAAATTCTTGTAGTAATTCTCTAGTTTCTACTTGACCACTTCTGATACAGTCAGCAAGTAATTGCCATCTTTCTTCATTACTATATTTTCTTAACTTTAAAAAATCATCACTCATAACAATTTCTCCTTTAATATTATTTTTGTTTCTGTTTGATTAAACTTTAAGAACGGTTTAAACTTTTTTACCTTTTTATAAAAATCTGGCCATACAATTTTATCAATTATATTTTTATTCCAGTCTCTCATAAAATTCAAATGATAATCCATAATTATTAGTGTCTCCTTGGTAATCTTATTTCCAATACAATGTCGTAAAAGTATTGGATGCTGGCCATCACTAACAGTAATAACATGGTTGGGTTTAGTATTGTCCATATCAATAAGAGACCGTACTCTACCCAAATCTTCTTTGAAGTAGTAATTTGTTGCCTCTTTTCTTTTTCTGTATTGTAAGTATGTCTCATGACTGTCTCTTTCTAATAAACTACCTGACCATGCTTTATTCTTTTTAACAAAATTTGCAATCATAAAGTCATCTATTTCTTCTTGATTATACTTTACACTTAATTTATGAAACATATATCTATCATTTCTTTTTGTAAATGTTTCTAGTTTAGTATGTACCATGCCACTATGTTCTGTGTAATCATACTTGTCTGTTGTGAAATGTAATTTATATGCTAGATACTTTCTATAAACTGCAAAACCATCATAGGTCATAAAGGTAGTTTTCCTCCTTTCTCAATCAAATTTAGACCTTGTGCCTCTATTGTAATTTTTTCTTTTAGACTTTTAGAAATGTATCTTCCTACTTCGGCAGGGTCTATGGTATTTTTATCGCAATAGTAGAGAATGGCATCCATGTAAGACATATCGCCATTTTCTCTTTTTATTTGTTCTATCTTTAGACTGAATTGTTTAGCGTTCATAATATAAAATCCTTGGGGTGTATTTCTGTGTGCCGAGCATACACCAAGCTCCGGCACTTCTTAAAGTGGTAGAGTGCCTAAACTATTTAACCTCTTGTAATTGTGGATTAACTGTGTCATAAAAAGTTTGAATTGACTTTTGTAATTCTTCTTCATAATCTTTCGGTTCTTTCACAAATGCTTTCATTGAACCATCTTCTGCAGCCATTAATATGACTATCTGTTCTATTGGTTCATTAAATGTTTCAGTATACATCATTGAGTATGCTGTACATTGTAGGAAATAGTTTTCTACCCACTCCTCGATTCTTTCTTTATTTGCTGTTTTAAAATCAATAACTGATAACTTACCATTGTATTCTGCAACACAATCTACTTGACCTGCAATTGTCAAGTTTTTACTGTACATAATTTCTTCTACTAATCTAATGTTATTAATTTGGTCTAGATAGGGTTTCATTAATTTAAATAACCCTAATGGTAGGACATCCCTAATGGATGGTGTTTCGTTCTTCATGTATTGTTCTACTAATGTGTGTAGAGATTTACCTCTGTTTGCACATCTTCTCATTTCCCAATTAGCAACATTTTCGCCAATTGATTTACGCCATTTTTGAAGTCCTTCTGACTTTCTCATGCTCAATACTGAAGTTACAGATGGATAGTTTGTACCATCTATATCGTAAAATCTATGATTACCAACTTTCTTACCTTTTGTTTGAGGTAATACTGTCTTGTCAATGTCTGTGTGTATAAATTTCATATTTGTTCTCAATTATATTTTATCTATGTATTATATATCAACCAGCACGAAATGTCAATGCTGGTTGATACTTATTATTTATTATTTTGGATATACTGAAGGTGCTTTTACAGATGATTTTGTAAATTCTGGATAAGCATCCAGACCACATTCAGATACATCAACTCCCACTTCTTCATCATCATCGGATACTCTGACACCGAATGAAAAATGAATTGCATACCAAAATAGTGTACTGACTACGAAAGTCCATCCGAAGATTACTACTATTCCGTATAACTGTGCTGATAGTGTTCCTGTAGTAAATACTACTGCAAGTAATCCCCATATACCTGCTGTTCCGTGTGCTGATATAGCACCAACAGGGTCATCTACTTTTAGTCTATCTAAAGCGATGATAGAGAATACTACTATTACACCACCTACTGCACCTATTATTGTTGCAAGTCCTGGTGTTGGTGCTAAAGGTTCTGCTGTTATTGAAACTAGACCTGCAATTGCACCATTAAGTGCCATTGTTAAGTCTGATTTACCAAATAATACTTTAGATACAATTAATGCACCCATAACACCACCGGCAGCTGCCAAGTTTGTGTTTACAAATATTAATGATACAGCGTTTGCCTCTGCAACATTTGATACAATTAATTCTGACCCACCATTGAATCCGAACCAACCTAACCATAATATAAATGTACCTAGTGTTGCAAGTGGTAAGTTTGCACCAGGCATAGCGTTTACTTTGCCGTCTACATATTTACCTTTTCTTGAACCTAGTACTAAAACACCGGCAAGAGCCGCTGTTGCACCACATAGATGAACTACACCTGAACCAGCAAAATCTAAAAATCCTGCCTCATCTAGGAATCCACCACCCCATTTCCAACTACCTTGAATTGGATAAATGAAACTTGTCATTATTACACAAAATAATAAAAACGGCCATAGTTTCATTCTTTCTGCAACTGCACCTGATATTATCGAACATGCTGTTGCTACAAATACAACTTGAAAAAAGTGGTCTGCCATATACGAATAGTATATATCTCCACCACTAGCAAGTACTGCCTCTGTTGTATTATCTGCCCCTAAGAATAGAGACAACCCACCGGAGTACATTATATTGTATCCTATAATCATGTAACATAAACATGATATAGAGTATAGTGCTATATTTTTTGTAAGGATTTCTGTTGTGTTTTTAGCCCTAACTAAACCTGATTCTAGCATTGTAAAACCAGCGGCCATCCACATAACAAAAGCACCCATTACAAGAAAATATAATGTGTCTAGAGCATATGATAACTCTATTACTGTATTTTCCATTATTTACCTCGTTATTGTTTTAGGTGAAAAGCGGTCCACCATTGTTTATTTAAGTCAGCAACCTGACTATGCTTTTCATAATATAGTTTTCAAATCGTTTACCTGGTCAATTTAAGCACTTTATCAATTTGTGCTTTTATAATAGGTGCCCTATTCGGCCAGTATATATAATCTTCTTCACTCTTTGCAAGATTATATAAAAAAGGTAATATCACCTTTTCTAATTCTTTGAATCTTGCCTTTGTTTGTTCATCAGTAACTTCTTTTGTAATTGTATCTTTTTCAGCAACAATCTGCATGACTTCATTCATCATACTTTTAATAGATGATACATCAGACTTAACTTTTGCTAATTCTAAGTTAGTCTCTTTGTTCTCACCCACTACAACCTTTTCTTCTACAGGTTTTTGATTAACTGGTGTAAAACCAAAATCTTGGTCTAAATCAAAACCTCTCATATAATCAGGTATATCTGACATTACTTGTTCCTCTTTGCTCTCTCTTGGTGTTTTTTAACCACCTGGTTTGTTTTTATATCTTTAATAGATTTATTACCTACACTATTTGCAAGAGCAGACCTTGGATGTGCCTCTGCAATTCTAGATAGATTATCTTTCCAACCAGAATCGTTTTTAAATGTTCCTTGACCTGCCACTATATTTAGTCCTGTGTGGACTTGTTCCACATCAGGATTATCAATTAAATATTGTTCTTTTTCAGCAATCTTCATCATCTTGTCTTCAACAACACCTGTCTGTCTATTGTGAAAAGTATAGGTAGGCATTAATTCATGTTCTCTAATGCTTTAGTAAATCTATTTGCATGAGACCTTTCTGCCTTTGCAAGTGTCTCAAACCAATCAGCAATTTCATCAAAACCTTCATCACGAGCAGTCTTTGCCATACCTGGATACATGTCTGTATATTCATGTGTCTCACCGACAATAGCTGCTTTTAAATTTGCTTTTGAATCACCTATAGGTTCACCTGTTGCTGGGTCACCACATTCTTTTTCAAGATATTCTAAATGACCATGAGCATGTCCAGTTTCACCTTCTGCTGTTGAACGGAAGACTTGTGCAACATCATTCTCACCTTCTACATCTGCCTTAGCGGCGAAATATAGATATCTACGATTCGCTTGTGATTCACCAGCGAAAGCGTCTTTTAAACATTCTTCTGTTTTACTTCCTTTAAGTCCTGCCATAATTTTCTCCTATAATATAAAATCCCAAAATATTGCTATAACAGATACAAAAAGTATCGCCTTAACAACATCAGGTAAATCATTACATATGTCTGTTAGTTTGTCAATCATATTGATTCTCCTATTGCTTGACTGTACCACTCGGGAACTTTTGAAGGTTCTTTCCATGTGGCAAAGTCTCGCTTCTTCATTATATAATATTTGCGGTAACTTCCTACCACATCACCTGGCACTTTACATTCATCTGGCATAGCAGGTGTAGGTAAAGTTCCGACTACATTAAGAGGAGAATTTTTAGGTGGGTTTCTCAATACTTCTTTTAGTTTTACAACTGAAGTATGGTCTACACCTTTAAACCTCTTCTTAAATTCTTCGTTAAGAGCAATGAAGTGTCT